ATGGTAGGTACTCTTGGTGTAATCATGGTTTGTATGTCTGCCTTAGCTGAACACTGTCAGGTACTGACTAGCCCCTATGTATTCAGTAGTGAGGAGGAATGTCAGGCTTCTACAGTAGCGGAGTCCCGTAAGATCATGGATAAGTATAGCCACGCAGTCATCACACCTATTTGTGTAGCTCTGCGCTACAATGGGGAGCCAGCGTAATGGCAGCATCAGGGAAGAAACGAACATGATGATGGACAAGAAGAGTAAAGACACACACACTATGCCAGACGGTACTGTAATGAAGGGTGCTAAGCACGGTTACAGCTATGGTGGTATGGCTAAGAAGAAGAAACCTATGGGTTACGCTCACGGTGGCTTAGCCTGTGGTGCGTCTAACCCAGCAGCACGCCCCATGAAGAATAACAAGTCATGAAGTATTATCACAAATACCAAGAAGCCCTTGAAGCTAAGGGTTATCGTGTAGACGAGCATGGCTACGTGTGGGACTCCATGGGTAACCAGTCTGCTGGTGAAGACAACTATGGCAACGTACAGAGCAAAGACCCTAACGTCAATGCTATCTGTGAGGCAGCTGACATTGCTGATGTTAAGCCTAAGAAGGCTGCAGCACCTAAGGGTAAGAAACGTGCTCGTACAGCTAAAGGTCACTACGTTAAGGATGACCCTAACACGCCAGAGAATGAAGCGTGGGTTGATGAGTAATGGTTGCATCTCGTGATTATAACACTGCAACCAAAGGGCTAACAATTACTGCTACTACAGGCGGTGCTAGTTCTAATGTTGTGTATACATGTCCTCCTAACTTTGATGCAGAGATAGACTTCCTGCATGTCACGAATGGTGACACAGCTAACCACAACGTAAGCTTGCAGTGGTATCACGCAGAAACAAATACGTACCACCATATAATAAACGATAAAGCTGTAGCGGGTAAAGATGTGTATAATGTCGTTACATCTGACAGGTTGTACTTACACGCAGGTGATAAGATAACAGCGTTTGATGGTAGTAGTGGTTCTTTAGAAGTCTTTCTATCAGCTAAAGAGTTCTTTAACCCTAACAGGTAGCATAACGGGTATGCAAACTTAGTAGAGGTAGCTGTCTGACATTTGTGTATAACTATGTACGTACCTAGCAATGGCGCTGGGCTTAACATAGGAAACACTACAATGATCGCACTTATCATCAAAACATTCACAGACTTCTTGGCAAGCTTACAAAAAGCACAACAAGCCCGTGCTGACTACTGGATCTTAACTAACATGTCAGACAAAGAACTACATGACATAGGTATTGCACGTGGAGAGATACGCAATGTCGTAGCTGGACACTTCAAGCAAAGCTAATGTTATGCACTCTGGTCTTCTTAGGTTTTAGCCACGCATGGGTTGTAGGAGAGGGTAATGTTTTATTTCAGTACTGTTACTACGACTGTAACTTACCTAAGAATGGCCTCTGGTATGACAGAGTGTACAGAGTAAACTACAACTACGTATGCCCTATAGAGGTTAGATTCAAATGATTGACCCTTTTACAGCGTTTGCTGCGGCACAGACAGCCGTATCAGCTATCAAGAAGGGCATTCAGCTTGGTAAGGACATAGGTGGTATCTCCAATGACTTAGCTAAGTTTGCTGGAGCTATATCTGACATTAACTTTGCTCATAAGCAATCAGAAGATCCACCTTGGTATGCTGTATTGTTCGGTGGTAATGGGCCAAGCGCAATGGACATCTTCGCTAAGAAGAAACAAGCGGAGGCTCTACGTGCTGAAATTAAACAGTATATACAGTTTGGGTATGGTCAAAGTGCTTGGGACGAGCTTCTCCATATTGAGGCGGAGGTTCGCAAGGAACGTCAGAAAACTATGTATCGCAAAGCAGAGATTAAACAGACTATTATTGAGTGGAGTCTTGGTATCTTGGTTGTGGTATCGGGAGTTGGTATTCTTGGCGTGGGGCTTTATTTGCTTGGAAAGCAGCAAAATAAATGGTAGAGATAAGAAGTAACGGTAACTAAGGGACTTAACATGGCTAGAGTACTAACAGAAAAGCAACAACGATTTCTAGATGTCTTATTTGATGAGGCTAATGGAGATGCAGTTGAAGCTAAGAAACTTGCAGGTTATGACCTTACATCTAGCACTTCTGCTATTGTAGAGACCCTTAAGGATGAGATTGGTGAAAAGACTCGTTCTTACTTTGCACGTATGGCACCTAAAGCTGCTATGTCTATGGTAGGCGCTTTGTACGATCCTACAGAGCTAGGCATTAAAGAGAAGATGGTTGCAGCTAAGGACTTGCTAGATCGTGCAGGACTTGGTAAGGTAGACAAAGTAGACGTAACATCTGGCGGAGGCGTTTTCTATCTGCCACCTAAAGAAGGTTCAAACGAATAATACCTGAGAGAGACCTAGGTTATTGGCAGCTACCGTTACCTCCCAAGAACCACACAAAAGAATGGCACCCTATAGTTAGGATTACTAAGATAATACCCTTTGGTTACAGGGTAGATCCTGATAATGACAGACTTCTTTTACCTATAGAATCAGAGCTTGAAGCTTTAGAGCTTGCAAAGCGTCATCTTAAGCAGTATAGTTATCGTGCGGTAGCAGCCTGGTTAACTAAAGAGACAGGTAGAACTATGACGTATACAGGTCTAAAGAAGAGAATAGATGTCGAGCAAAAACGTAGAAAAGCACTTACAATTAAGCGCAAGCTTGCCAGGTGGCTCCAAGAAACGCTTGACCAAATCGAAAAGCTCGAAAAGAAAGGTGCAGGAGCCTACACAGATTCCAGCGGAAACGATTGAAGTAGAGGATAAACAGACTGTACCTGCTCAAGTAAAGGCAGCTGAGTATGATGTAGAAGAGGCTCAGAACATTGTGTTCAAGCCTAACCCTGGCCCACAGACATTATTTCTTAGTGCGTCAGAGCGTGAGGTTCTATATGGTGGGGCAGCGGGTGGAGGTAAGAGCTACGCCATGTTGGCTGACCCTCTACATGGTTTGAATGACCCACACTTCTCAGGGTTGTTAGTACGACATACTACAGAAGAACTAAGAGAACTTATACAAAAGAGTCAGGAGTTATACCCTCGTGCAATACCTGGTATTAAGTGGTCAGAACGTAAATCGCAATGGACTTCTCCTCAGGGCGGCAGACTTTGGATGTCTTATCTTGATAAAGACACGGATGTCACACGCTATCAAGGTCAAGCTTTTAACTGGATTGGATTCGATGAGCTTACGCAATGGAATAGCCCTTACGCTTGGGATTATATGAGGTCTCGCTTGAGATCTGCACATGCGTCAGACCTCGGGCTATACATGAGAGCAACAACAAACCCTGGAGGAAACGGACATGCTTGGGTTAAAAAGATGTTTATTGACCCTGCAACAACTGGTAGTGCGTTCTGGGCAACTAATATCGAAACAGGTGACACGATTACTTTCCCTAAAGGGCATAGTAAAGAAGGTGAGCCTCTATTTAAAAGACGCTTTATTCCAGCCTCTCTATTCGACAATCCTTACTTGGCTGACGCTGGCGACTATGAAGCAATGCTTCTCTCGCTTCCAGACCATCAGCGCAAGCAGTTACTTGAAGGTAACTGGGACATTAATGAGGGTGCCGCTTTTCCAGAGTTTGACCGAAAGATACATGTCGTGGACTCATTCGAGATCCCTGACTCTTGGGCAAAGTTTAGGGCTTGCGATTACGGTTATGGTAGTTACACTGGTGTTCTGTGGTTTGCTGTAGCACCTGATGAGCAACTAATTGTGTACCGTGAGATGTATGTCTCTAAAGTTACAGCTTCTGACTTAGCAGATTTAATACTTGAAGCAGAAGCAAGAGATGGTACAATAAGATACGGGGTGCTGGATAGTTCTTTATGGCACAACCGTGGAGACACTGGGCCTAGCTTGGCAGAGCAGATGAATCACAAAGGCTGTCGCTGGCGTCCATCTGACAGGTCAAGAGGCTCACGTGTCTCAGGTAAGAACGAAATACATAGGCGTTTACAGGTAGATGAGTTTACTGATAAGCCTCGCTTAGTGTTTATGGATAACTGCACTAACACTATTGCACAGATTCCAAGTATTCCTCTGGACAAGCGAAACCCAGAAGATGTTGATACTCACGCAGAGGATCACTTATATGACGCTCTAAGGTATGGGATAATGACACGTCCACGCAGCAGCATATGGGATTACAACCCAGCAAAACAACGCACTGGTTTTCAAGCTAGTGATCCATCATTCGGGTATTGATAAATGGCAGAACAAGAAGAAATGTTTGAAACAGATGAAGTCGTAGCTGCAGAAGACAGTACGGATAGTATCTTTGAGACTAAATCTAGTGTAATATCTTTTGTTGAAGATCGTTACAAACGTTCTGAGGATTCACGTTATGCTGACGAAGAGCGGTGGCTTAAAGCTTATCGTAACTATCGTGGCCTATATAGCAAGGACGTACAGTTCACAGACACAGAGAAGTCTCGTGTATTTGTTAAGGTTACTAAGACTAAGACACTTGCAGCCTATGGTCAGATCGTAGACGTACTATTTGGTAATAACAAGTTCCCTCTTTCAGTAAACCCCTCTGTGCTACCTGATGGTGTAGCTGAGTCGGTACACATTAATGTTGATCCTAATGCTGCAACTGCAGGTAAGGCTCTTGATCCTGTAACATCACAGCCACCAGCTAAGCCTTATCTGCTTGATGGTAAAAACAAGCTACAGCCTGGTGAAACTCTTATTGATCTATCTAAGCGCCTTGGCCCTGTTGCTAACAAGCTAGAGTCTGTATCTGATAGGATCGTAGAGGGTGACGGTACTTCACCTACAACAGTTACATTCCATCCTGCATTGATTGCAGCTAAGAAGATGGAAAAGAAGATCCACGATCAGCTACAAGAGTCTGGCGCTTCTACGCACTTACGCTCTATGGCGTTTGAGATGGCTCTACTTGGCACGGGTGTTATGAAAGGCCCATTTGCTGTAGATAAGGAGTATCCTAACTGGAATGAAGAAGGTGAGTATGACCCTCTAGTTAAGACAGTTCCAGAGTGTAGCCACGTTTCTGTATGGGACTTCTACCCTGACCCAGAAGCTAAGTCTATGACTGATGCAGAGTATGTAGTGCAGCGTCACAAGATGTCACGCACACAACTCCGTGCTCTAAAAGGTCGTCCCTACTTTATGGATGAC